ATAACATTGTTAATCATATCTTTCATACTATTTAAATCCTTAATAGTCATTGTAGTCATCATAGTGTTAAAGTCTGTAATATTCATATTTTTCCTTTCTTATTTACAGTTGAAACCGTTAACTTTTTTAAAATTATAATCGTGTATAATTTTGTTAATGGCATTTTTCATATTAATATCAATTAAATTTAAAAGTTCTTTATCAACTTCAATAATTTCTTTGATATTCTTGTTTATTTTATTAATTTGAGAATATGCAACGTTTCTAACGATTTGCAAATTCATTTTATTTGTTTTTGTTGTTTTCATACTGCTACTATATCAGACTGAGCAAGGAATTCAAGCACTTTCGGGAAAAAATACCAAAAAAATGTCGTTTTTTTACGTTGGGAACCGTAGGTTTTGGCACATAAAGAACAAAAGTAGAACAAAAACCGTTATAAATAGTAGAAATTAACTAAAAAATGAGGAAATTATGGCAAAAATGCGTGAATTTTTGTTCTGGAACGAATCAGGACAAGAGGAAAAGACTGAACAAATGAGTTTAACAAAGGCAGTTAAGTCAATTCAAACAAAATTTAAAGATAAAATTGTTGGAGTTGAATATATTAGTAAAAAAGGTCAAAAAATCTCCGAAGGAATAAAATTACCTTGGGGAAGAAGTAAGAAATTGAGTAGATAATGGCAAAAGTATCAAAAACCTTTGTAGCAAGAGCAAAAAGTTATAAAAAAACTTCTCAAGCAACAAAAAAAAGAGCTGTTAAGTTTAGTTCAATGAATAAAAGTAAAAAACGTAGTTGGAAAGCGTATAACGGACAAGGAAAAGGTTAATATGGCAAGTAGAGAAGGTGATTTTTTAACTACAGGTCACGGATGTGATGGAATTACTACTTTAGCAATATCTTTAGTAAGAACAGTTAAAGCAAACGGCATTTATGGTGCTGTAAGAGGCACTCCTACATCACCTCATACTATTCTAGTTCCTGGAGATCCACCAAGGTGTGTAAATCACCCAGCAATTTTAAATCAAGGTTCACCAAATGTAAGAATAGGCAATATACCTTGGGGTAGACTAGGTGATAGTGCAGATGGTGGTGTAATGATTACAGGCTCTACAAACGTTTTAGTAAACGGTAGATAATTCATATAAATATTGTTATGGCCTACTCAAACTATGACGCAACAACAACAAATAAAAGTAAGCGTTCAAATCGAATTTATAGCGATTTGAATTTAAGTTTTACTAAAAATCCTGCTACCAAAGATGTAAGTAAATATTTTGATGTGCAGGCTATAAAACGTGCTGTTAAAAATATTATTTTAACAAACAAATACGAAAAACCTTTTAATCCAAGTTTTGGATGTAATTTAAGAGGATTTTTATTTGAAAATATAAGTGACCCTATGATGGTTATTATTAAAGATAGAGTTGCTAAAGCCATAACAGATTATGAACCAAGAGTATCGGTTGAAAATATAAGTGTTACGAATGATGATAAAAATGGATTAAATATAGTTGTATCACTTTTAATAATTGGATCAACTGATCCTGTAACCGTTTCAACATTTTTACAAAGAGTTAGATAGATGTCACAACACAGATTAGATATTTCACAATTAGATTTTGAAGCGATCAAAGCTTCATTAAAAAGATTTTTAGGTAATCAAGCTGAATTTAAAGATTATGATTTTGAAGGTAGTTCACTTTCAATTTTATTAGACCTTTTAGCGTATAACACTCATTACTTGGCTTACAATGCTAACTTTGTGGCCAATGAAATGTTTTTAGACACAGCACAATTAAGATCAAGTGTTTCCTCATTATCAAAATTAGTTGGTTACACTCCTAACTCTGCTAGAGCACCAATTGCTGATTTAAAAATTACTGTTAACGATGGTTCAGGTTCTTCAATTACAATGCCAGCAGGAACAAAATTTACTTCATCTATAGATGGTACAAGTTATTCATTTGTAAACATAGATGATGTAGTTATAACTCCTGTTGATGGTGTATATTCAGCTCAGTCTGTTAACATTTACGAAGGAACTTATACCTCATTTACTTACACTAAAGACAGCACAGATATTGACCAAAGATTTTTAATACCGACTGATAGAGTTGATACAACAACATTAAAAGTTGTGGTTCAAAATTCACTTGCTGACACAACAACAAACACTTATACAAAAGCTACTTCGATAACAGAATTAGATGGCACATCAAAAGTTTATTTTTTACAAGAGGCAGAAAATGGTCAATATGAAATTTATTTTGGTGATGGTGTAATTGGTCAAGCATTAGAAGATGGAAATATAATTTCAATAAGTTATGTTATTACAAACAAAACAGAAGCAAATGGAGCTTCAACATTTAGTTTATCAGGTGCAATTTCAGGATTTACAGATGTTGTTATAACAGTAAATTCATCAGCACAAGGTGGCGCTGAACCTGAAAGTATTACAAGTGTAAAACAAAACGTACCTAATTTTTATGCAGCTCAAGACCGTGCTGTTACAATTGAAGATTACAAAACTAAAGTAAAAGAATTATATGCAAATACTCAATCGGTATCTGCTTGGGGTGGTGAAAATGCTGAAACACCTTTTTATGGCCGTGTTTATATTTCTATTTTACCAACAAGTGGTTCTAATTTAACAAACACTACAAAAGACTCTATAGTTAATTCACTAAAAAGATATTCAGTTGCTTCAGTTACACCTGTAATTATTGATCCAGAAACAACAAAACTTTTAATAGAATCTACAGTTAAATTTGATGCTCAAGCAACATCAAAAACATCGGCAACATTACAATCAGATATTGTAACTAATCTTACAAACTATAATACAAATACATTACAACAATTTGATAGTATGTTTAGACATTCAAAGGTTACAGGATTAATTGATGATACTAATACTGCTATTTTATCAAATACTACTCTTTTAAAATTAAGAAAATCTTTTACTCCAACTTTAGGAAGCTCATTAAGATATGAAATTAATTTTAATAACGCATTTTACAATCCACACACAGGACACAAAGCAGCAGTTGGTGGTATTTTACAATCATCTGGATTTAAAATTGATGGTGATGCTACTAACATTTGGTTTTTTGATGATGATGGAGAAGGTAATATAAGAAGATATAGATTGGTTGGTTCAGTAAGAACATATGTAGGAACAAATCAAGGAACAATTAATTATGCAACAGGTTCTATTGTACTTAATAGTATTAATATTTCATCTATTGAAAATATAAGAGGTTCAGCTTCGACAGTAATTGAATTAACTGTTGAACCTGACTCATATGATATTGTTCCAGTAAGAAATCAAATTTTAGAAATAGACATAGCAAATAGTTCTATATCAGTTGAGGCCGATACATTAGTTGGTGGTTCGTCAAATGCTGGTATTAATTATACTACAAGTTCTAATCATTATTAATAAATGAAATGGCTACATTTAAAGAAAAAATATCAAATCTTTTAAACTCACAAGTACCTGATTTTGTACTTGAAGATCATCCACTATTTTTAGATTTTGTAAAAGGTTACTATAAATTTTTAGAGTCAGCAGAAATTACTTTAACAAATATTGGTGATCCAGACCACGTACAGTTAGAAACTCAAACATCACAAGATAATTTTTTACAGTTAAGTGCAACAAATAATCAAGGTGATGATAATGGTGATAGAATACTTTTAGAAGATACAAGTGTTGGTGATTTTATAAACGGTGAAACTATTACAGGCCAAACTTCAGGTGCAACAGCAACTGTATTAGTAGAAGATGTTGATGGTGGTTCTCGTTTATTTGTAACACATCAAAACAAATTTATTGAAGGTGAATTAATTATAGGTTCTTCATCAGCTGCAGAAGCAACAATTTTAAAATACAGAGCAAATCCTATTCAAAATATTCAACAGCTTTTAGATTATCCTGATCCAGACAAAACTATTCAAGGATTTTTAATTAAATTTAGAAATGCTTTTTTACAATCAATACCTGATAATTTAGATGAAAGTATAGATAAAAGAAAATTAATTAAAAATATTAAATCACTTTATAGAGCAAAAGGTACAAAACGTGCAAGTGAAATATTTTTTAAATTACTATTTAATGAAACTGCTGACATAAGATTTCCAAAAGAAAATATGTTAAGAGTATCGGATGGAAAATGGGATACTCAAAGTGTTGTGAGATGTTTAGAAGTTGGTTCATCTAATGCAACAAATCTTATAGGTCAAACTATTACACAAGCAAATGTAGTTAGTGATCCTACAATTAATGAAGCAACTGCCATAGTTGAAAATGTATTTAAATATCAAATAGGTGGAGAAACTGTTGTTGAGTTAATATTAGGTGAAGATAGTATAAGTGGCACATTTGTTGCTGGACAAAACATTACAGGAACAGATAATACTGATGCTGACGTTTTAATTACTTGTTTGTTAAAAGGTGTTATAAACAGTAAAACAATTTCTAACGATGGCTCGTTTTATAATGAAGGTGATATTGTTAGTGTTTCGGGTGGAGGTAATGACGCCAATATTCAAGTTGATGCCATTGGTTCAGGTGAAATTACGGAAGTTTTGGTTGATAATGGAGGATCAGGATATGAAATTGGTGACACGATTAACTTTAGTTTTGGTAATGCCACAGCAGTTGTATCAGTTGTTAATGGCGGTATTACACAAGATGATTCAACTTCATCTACAGATGATCACATTATTTTAGAAGATGAAACTGTTAGAGGTGATCCATACACAGGAAATAAAATTGTACAGGAAAGTGGTACAGGTTCAGGTGATATAACAGATGTAAGAATGATTTATAAAGGAAATGGTTATACTTCGTTACCAACTTTAACTGTTACATCTTCTGGTGGTTCAAGTGCTTCAATATTTTCATACGGTCCAGAAATAGGAAGAATATTAAAATTAAAAACTATTGAGTTAGGTTCTAATTATGAATTATCTCCTACACCACCAACGTTAACTTTACCTACTTACTTATTATTATCAAATAGATCAGGTTCATTTACTGTAGGTGAAACTATTACAGGTTTAGATTTAAGTTCAACAGTTATAACTGCTACAGTTGTTTCTTTAGATACAAATACTAATATTTTAAAATGCTCTGGCGCAACAGGAACATTTGCTGAAAATACTACAATTACAGGTGGTACATCTTTACAAACAGCAACAATTTATAAAACAGATCAAGCAACAGCAACTTCAACAGTAGCTGCATTAACAACAACAGATGGTCGATTTATAAACCAAGATGGTTGGATATCAGAAAATTCAATGTTAATACAAGATAGTTTATTATATCAGGACTATTCTTATATTATAAGAGTTGGTCGTTCAATTAATGACTGGAGAGATACCTATACAAAAACTTTACACTCTGCTGGTTTCTACTTTCAAGGAGAAGTTGGGATTACAACTCAACTTAATAACAGATTAAGAAGTGTTACAGGTATTAATAGTGGAGTGACCGAAGATATATTTGCTGTGTACAAAACAATCTTCTCAACAATATTAGGAAGAAGATTAGGAACAGCAACTGATGGTACTTCATTAAGAGCTAATCCTGCTTTAGGTGTTGGAGTTGACTTAACGGATTCTACATCTGAACACTTTACTGTAAATACAAGAGATTTAACTTTACGTGCAGCATATGTTTTAAAATCAGCAGGTGGTGTTGTAAAAGAAACTACAAGTATTAGAGGCAATACTACTAAATTTGGTGTGCCTACAGCAGGTCCTACATTAAAAAGTTTAAACGAATTAATATTAAGTCAAAACTTTGCAAATCAAGTAACTATTGAGCAGTTAAGTAATTTGACTTTACAAGGAACTCAAAATACAAGTATTGATGGTGAGTCAACTTTACTATCAGACTTTAATTTTAAATTAAAAACAAGTTTTGCTATACCGTCTGAAGTATGGCAAATATCACAAGACTCTTTTGATGAAGATAGAGATAGTTTTGATACAACAGGCATAAAATTTGACGCTGCATAAAAATGAATATAAATAATAATATAATAGTTAAAGTAAATGATGAAATAAAGGCTCCAGTAAAGGATTATACTATTGAAAATAATGTTTTAACTTTTAAGGTACCTCCTGGACCAAACGACAAAGTACAAATTTTAAAAGAAGAAGAAAATGGCAAAACAGACGATTAATGTAGGGGTAACTCCAAACGATGGCACAGGTAGTACAATACGTGCTGGTGGTCAAATAATAAATTCAAATTTTACTGAAATCTACAACGCTGTTGGTGATGGATCAACAATATCATTTGATCTTGCTGGTGCAACAAACGGTCAAGCGTTAGTTTATAATTCATCTACAGGAAAATTTGAACCTGGTACAGCTTCTGTAAGTTCAGATTTTATTGTAGCTGGTGATGGTGGTGTTGATCAAACTATTTCGTCTAACGATACATTGACAATTCAAGGTGGAACAGGTATTGCAACAACAGGTGTTGCTACAGATACTCTCTCAATTGCCATTGATAGTACAGTTGCCACTTTAACAGGTTCACAAGTTTTACAAAATAAAACAATAGATACTGCTAACAATACAATTACAGTTGTTGAGGCAGACATTTCAGATTTAGGTTCTTACATAACTGCTACAAGTTCAGATGTATTACAAAACAAATCTATTGCTGCTGGTTCAAATACAATAACAGGTTTAACAAATACAAATTTATCTGGTACAGCTGCAATTACAAATGCTAATTTAGCTAATTCATCTATTACAATTAGAGATGATAGTTCAACTGAAGACGCTGTAAATTTAGGTGAAACTTTAATTGTTACAGGTGCTGGAGGTTTAACAACTTCAGTTTCAGGTAACACTTTAACTTTAACTCAAGCAAGTGCGTCATTAACATATTCAAAAGGTACAGCAACTGGTGATGGTTCAACACAGGCATTTACAATAAATAGTGGTAGAGCTGAAGATGATATTTTAGTATTTGTAAATGGTATTTGTTTAGTGCCTACAGACGACTATACAATTTCAGGAACAACATTAACATTTAACACAGCACCTGCCGTTTCGGCAGAAATAACATTTAGGTATTTACCAATTTAGGAATAAGATATGGGAAGTATAACTAGAACAATTGCAAATAATTTAACAACTGATTTAGGTGGTGCTGGAGGTGTCAACTTTAAAAACATAATCATCAATGGTGATATGGTAGTTGCTCAAAGAGGAACTTCAGTATCTTCTATTACAAGTGATGGTTATTATACTTGTGATAGATGGAACATTGGTTTAGGTTCTTTTGGTACTTGGACACAATCACAAGCTTCAGACGCTCCTTCAGGACAAGGATTTACTTATGCGTTAAAAATGGATTGTACAACTGCTCAAGCTTCTCCAGCAGGTAATTCTTTAGTTTATATTGAACATTCTATTGAAGGATACAATTTACAAAAAATAAAACAAGGCACACCTGGTGCTGAACAAACAACATTATCTTTTTGGCATAAACATACCAAAACAGGAACAAATATTGTTGAGTTATTAGACCAGGATAACACTAATGCAGTAAGTGGTTCTTATACACAATCAGTAGCAGACACTTGGGAAAAAGCAACAATAACTTTTCCAGCAAATACATCAGGCACTTATGACAACGACCAAAATAGGTCATTAAGAATAAGATTTATAATGGGATCAGGAACAGATTACACTTCTGGCACACTTGCTACAACTTGGCAAACATCTATTACAGACGCAGATAGATATGTTGGACAAGTAAACAATGCTGACAATACAGCTAATAATTTTATTATTACAGGTGTACAGTATGAAGTAGGTGACACAGCAACTGATTTTGAGTTCTTGCCTTTTGATATTAATAGAAATAGATGTTTAAGATATTATTATAAATACAATGAAGATGGAAGCACTAATGGTGTTGGTGTTTCACACGGTTTAAATACAGGTGAAATATTTTGCGATTTTTATTATCCTCAAAAAATGAGAGCAAATCCAACTGTTTCTATAAGTGCAAGTGGTGATTTTTCAGTTCAAACAGGAGCGGCAGATATTACTTGTAATTCTTTTACTACAGAAAGAATTAATAAAACAAATGCAATCTTAAAATTTGGTGTAACAGGAGGAACTGGAATTGGTCAAGGTACTTGTGCAACATTATTAGGTAGTGGGTCATCAAGGATTATTGCTAGTTCGGAGTTATAATTATGATTAATACAGTAGAAAAAATTTATAATTTAAGTGGTAATTTTGATAACTATAAAATGACATTATCTAATGGAGAAATAAAGTTTGTACCACTAGACGAAGCAAACACAGATTACCAAGCAATTCAAAAATGGATAACAGATGGTGGTACTGTAATTGATAATCCACCAGAATAATCTATGAAAACTTGTATAAATATGAATAGGGAATAATAAAAATGGCAGCAATAATAACAAATAAATTTAGAATACATAACGCAGAGCAATTTGAAGAGTCTTTTTCAGAAAGTTCTTCAAACACTTACTATATGCTTTTGGGTAGACCACAGGCATTTGCTACATCTACAAGACCAGACAGTCGTACAGAAAATGAGGGAACAGACGCTTCTCCATTAACACCTGTAGATTCAGTACAATCAGAATTTTATGCTTTTGATGACGCATTAGCTGCCAAAAAAGTCACAAGCTCAGATATTTCTTTTGTTATTCCTAGAAGAAACTGGACATCAGGTACAGTTTATGATTATTACAGACACGATTACGGTAACAGAATTACAGGAACTGCTACTGTTCAAACATCTAATAGTGGTGCTACTAATTTGTGGGACTCTACTTTTTATGTAATGAATAGTAATTTTGATGTTTACAAATGTATTGACAACGATGGTAATACAGCTTCAACAGCAGAACCTACAAGTACAGGTACAGCAGTTTTTGATCCAGGTGATGGATACTTATGGAAATATATGTACTCTTTAACTGCTTCTGAACAAGCAAACTTTTTATCAACAGATTTTATGCACGTTTCAACAGATACAACTGTGGCTGCAGCTGCTGATGATGGTATTGACCTTGTTAAAATTAAAACTGCAGGTTCTGGTGGTACTAATGGTACTCATACAGGTATCGCAATAAGAGGTGATGGTTCAGCAGGCACAGTTTCAGTAACAATATCTGGTGGTGCTGTAACCGCTGTAACTGTAACAGCTGCTGGTTCAGGATATACTTACGGTTACATTACATTGGCTGATATTAATAGTGCAGGTGGTGGTTCATTAACTGGTGCGGAATTAGACGTAATTATTCCACCAAAAGATGGTCACGGAAAAAATGCTGTAAAAGAATTAGGTGGTTTTTTTGTGATGATGAATACAAACTTTGTAGGTGTTGAATCAGGTTCTGGTTCAGATGTAACTGCCTCAAACGATTTTAGAAGAGTCGCATTAATTAGAGATCCAAATTCAGGAGGTTCGGCTGCTTCTGCAACAACATTAAGAGCAACAAAAGCTATTCGTATGGCTGCTTCTCCAACTCCAGGCTCATTTACTGTAGATGAAGAAATTAATCAGGCAACAACAGGCGCTGTTGGTAAAGTAGTTGAATGGGATGCTACAAATAGAATTTTATATTACATACAAACAAGATTTAATGACGAAGGTGCTGATAGTAATGGTGATTTAACTGCCTTTTCTGGTGCAAATGTTATTACAGGTCAAGGTTCAAGTGCTACGGCTACTCCTGACACAGGATTTACTGATACTGTAAATGGTGCTACATTTACTGCTGGTTATTCTGCTTCAGAGTTAGACGCTGACTCTGGAGACATTTTATACATTGAAGATAGAGCTCCAATCACTAGAGCTACAGATCAGACTGAAAATATTAAACTTATTGTTGAATTTTAATAAAAAGGATGAAGAATGCCAGCTACAACTGATTTTAATGTCAGTCCCTATTATGACGATTATACAGAATCTAAAAAGTTTCATAGGATTCTTTTTAGACCTGCATTTGCTGTTCAAGCAAGAGAATTAACTCAATCTCAAACTATTTTACAAAATCAAATTGAAAGAGTAGGAGACCACCTTTTCAAACAAGGTGCGATGGTAATTCCTGGTCAAGTTTCTATTGACACAAATTATACTGCTGTAAAATTAACTTCAAAATCAGCTTCAAGTATAAACACATATAACGGTACAACTGTAACTGGTGGTACTTCAGGTGTAGTTGCTGAAGTTGTTGGTGTTGCTGCTACAGACGGTACTGATCCTGATACTTTATTTGTAAAGTACAATAAAACAGGAACAAATAATACAGACACAGTTTTCCAAGATGGTGAAACTATTACATCAGACGCAAGTGGTACTCCCACTGCTGTTGTAGATACTACAGCAACTGGTTCAGCTGCAGGTGTTCAATCAGGTGTTTATTACATTAATGGATATTTTGTACAAGTTGATAGTACAACTTTAGTATTAGACAAATATACAAGCACACCTTCTTATAGAATTGGTTTCACAGCAACAGAATCTTTTGTTACACCAAATGATGACGCAACGTTAAACGATAATGCACAAGGTTCATCAAACGCAAACGCACCAGGTGCTCATAGATTTAAAATTACATTAACACTTGCTAAAAAAACTTTATCATCAACTGAAGATGAAAACTTTTTTGAAATTGCTAGAGTTGAAAATGGCGTTATTAAAACACTTGTTAGAAATACAGAATATGCTGTACTTGAAGATACATTAGCAAGAAGAACATTTGATGAGTCAGGTGATTATGTTTTAACTAATCCTGATTTTGATGTAAGAGAACATTTAGTTTCAGGAAATAATAGAGGTATCTATACTGCTGGTAATGGCGGTGACGCTACAAAACTTGCAATTGGTATTTCACCCTTTAAAGCATATGTAAGAGGTTACGAAGCTGAAAGATTAGGAACTACTTTTGTTGATGTAGATAAAGCAAGAGATTTTGAAACAGCAAATAATCACAAAACAAGATTTAATGTAAAAAATTTTATTAACGTAACAAACGTTTATGGTTCACCTGATGTTGGATTTGTATCTGGTGATGTAGAAGCTTTCAAATCAGTTAATCTATATGATACAGCAACAAGTGTAAGAGGCACTCAACAATCAACTGTAGGTACAACTGTACCTCAAATTGGTCGTGCTAAATCTCGTGGATTTGAAACTGTATCTGCTACAGAAAGTTTAGATATAAATGCTACTTCTTCAATATACAGACACTACTTGTTTGATATTGAAATGTTTACACACTTAAACGCATTAGGTACAGCGTCATACACAACTGGCGAAATTGTATCAGGTGCAAGTTCAGGCGCTACTGGTGTTGTTCAAAGTGTAACAGCAACCAAAAATACTGCCGTTACTTCCATTTCAGTTGCAAGTCCTGGTGTTGTTACTTTAAATGATCACGGTATTAAAGATGGTCAACAAGTTTTTTTAACAGGCGGAACTTGGCAAATAGATTCTGCTAGTACAAGTGACGCAACAGTTTATACAGCTAGAAATACAACAACAAATACTTTTGAGTTATATGAGTCAGATGGTACAACAGCAGTTAACGTAACTTCGTTTAGTGGTGGCCCAACTTTAGAACATACAACAATAGTCGTTGCAAACGTAGAAGGTTCATTTAGTGCTGGTGAAGTAATAACAGGTCAAACTTCAACTTCAGCATTAACTTTACAATCAGACGCTTTAGGATTTAAAGCAGTTAGAACAAGAGATATTTCTGCTGTTAAACAAATAGGTATGGCAGGATCACCTGCATACACAGCTGATGCTGATTTATCTTCAACATATGCTGATAACACAACAATAACAGGTAACGTTTCAATTGCAAATTCAGACGCAACACTTTTAGGTAAAGGTACAAACTTTACAACAGATTTAAAAATAGGCGATTCAGTTTCATTTACAAATGATGCTGGTTCAACTGTCACAGCTACAGTTAAATATATCGTATCTCAAAATGAATTAGAATTAACTGCTGTTGTTGGAGGTTCAGATGTAACAACTGCTTCTGTGTTAACAAGAAGACGAGCAAAATTACAAAATCCAGAAAACAATATTTCAATTTTTGAATTACCACATAACACAGTTAAAACATTAAAAACTACTGCTAATGGTGGTGCTTCAGATACAAGTTATAATGTAAGAAGACAGTTTACAATTACATTATCGTCTAATGGTGATGAAACTATTACAGCGGGTACAAACGAAACATTTGCTTCTTTTGCTGCTGACGATTTTACAGCAACAATAATGTTAACAGGTGCTGGTAGTACAGGTGCTGTTGGTGATGTATTAAATCTATCAGGTAATAACCACGAAGGCGATCCTATTTTAGAATTAGGTGGTTCACCTGTAGGTAAAACATTAAAATTTGACTTTGGTGCAGATTTTCAAGGACACAAAATTAAAATATTGGCAACTGTTCAAAGAACAACTGTTGCAAGTTCAAAATCAAAAACATTAAACTCTGGTTCAACTATAAACATTTCATCACAAACAACAATTGAAAGTGGTACAATCGGTTTAGCAAAAGCTGACGTTTATCAAATTAATAATGTTTATATGTCAAGTAGTTTTGGTACGACAGCAACAGCAAGTGATACAGATATTACAAATAGATTTACTTTAGACACAGGTCAAAGAGATAACTACTATGATATTGGAAGACTAAAATTAAAACCAGGTGCAATACGACCAACAGGTCAATTACTTGTTAACTTTGATTATTTTTCACACGGATCTGGTGATCACTTTGATGTTGACTCATATTCTGGAGTTATTGATTATGAAAATATTCCTGCATATACTTCAGACACAACAGGTGAAAGATTTGAATTAAGAGATTGTTTAGATTTTAGACCAAGAGTTGATGACGCTTCAACAATTAACTCTGGCAGTTCAGATAGAAGTTATGACGGTACAGGTGCTTCTACTGTTGATGTGTTACAATTTAATTCAGACGCAACTACAGACTTTGAATATTATTTAAATCGAATAGATAAAATCTTTATTACACGAGATGGTGAATTAAAAGCACTTAAAGGTGCTTCTGCTATCAATCCATTAGAACCTGGCAATTTAGATGGTCATTTATTATTGGCAACTTTAACTATACCAAGTTACACTTTAAGAACGTCAGATGTGTTAATTGAAAAAGAAGATAATAGACGTTACACAATGAGAGATATTGGTAAGTTAGAAAACAGAATTAAAAATTTAGAATATTACACTCAACTTTCACTATTAGAGGCTGACGCTCAAAGTTTACAAATACAAGACGCAGATGGTTTAGATAGATTTAAAAATGGTTTTGTTGTAGATAACTTCTCTGGACACAATGTTGGTGATGTAGGAAATAATGACTACAAACTTTCAATTGATAGAGCAAGAGGAGAAGCAAGAACACCATTTAACGAAGATGTTATTGAATTAGAGGAAAGAGATGATGACTTAACAGCCATAGTTGCTGCTGATAGAACGGCTGCAAACTATGCTAAAACAGGTGATCTTGTAACTCTACCTTACACAGAAACAACTATTTTTGAACAACCTTACGCAACAAAAACTGAAAACTTAAATCCATTTTTAATATTTGATTGGATTGGAGATGTAGAATTAGATCCGCCAGTTGACGAATGGAAAGAAACAAGAGTTGCGCCTGAATTGGTTGTAAATGTTAACGGTACATTTGATAACTTAGCAATTAATGCTGGTTTAGATAATACAAGTGCTACTGAAATACCTGTAGGTTCAGAATGGAATGAATGGCAAGATCAATGGTCAGGTAATCCAAGAACAAACACAAGATGGCAAGGTAACGCTTTAGTTAGAACAACATCACAAGATGTCGTACAAACTAGATCAGGAATTAGAACAGTAATAGTACCTCAAACAGTTAGACAAAGTTTAGGAAATAGAGTAATATCAGTTGCTTTTGTACCTTTTATTAGAAGTAGAAATGTAACATTTGAAGGATATGGAATGAGACCTAACACAAGAGTTTATCCTTTCTTTGATAATATTGATGTTTCAAGTTATGTAACTCCAGATGGTGGTGCATTAGGTGGAAATTTAAATACGGATGCAAATGGATTTGTTAAAGGCGTATTTGCGATACCTGATCCAAACACAGCATCAAATCCTAGATGGAGAACAGGTAAAAGAGTATTCAGATTAACAAGTTCATCTACAAATACATCAGATAGAACAGCGACAGCAACTGCTGCAGAAGCAGATTATGACGCAAAAGGTTTATTAGAAACTGTACAAGAGGCCGTTGTTTCAACAAGAGAAGCAAGAACAGTTAGACAAGATACTACTGAAAGAAGAGCGATAGTTAGACAAACATCAACTACGATTGGTCGTAGAGATCCATTGGCACAATCATTCTTAATCGAAGATGAAGATGGTGCTTTTATAACAAGTGTTAATGCTTATTTTGCAACAAAATCATCTACTATTCCTGTTAAGGCAGAAATAAGAAATATGGTCAATGGTTATCCTGGCAATTCAGTTGTTCCTTTTTCAACAAAGTGGTTAAATCCTAGTGAAGTTAATACAAGTACAGATGGTTCAACAGCAACTACATTTACATTTAATTCGCCAGTTTATTTAAAAGAAAAAACAGAATACGCTTTAGTTTTATATTCTGACTCAGCAGATTATACAGTATATATTGCTAGATTAGGTGATACAGTTATAGGTTCAGATAGAACAGTATCGGCACAACCAAATACAGGTGTACTATTTAAATCAGCAAACAATCGTACTTGGAGTGCTGAACAAATGGAAGACTTAAAATTTGTTATGAAACGTGCTGAATTTGATATAACAAGTTCAGGTACCTTAACATTAACAAACGCAAGTTTACCAAGTAAAACTTTAGATACTAATCCAATTAGAACATTTAATGGTTCTGGTGTAATAAGAGTATTCCACAAAAATCACGGTATGCACAGTACAAGTGATAACGTAACTATTGCTGGTGTTGCTTCTGGTACATATAATGGTATTACTTCAGCACAAATCAATGGAACATATTCAAGTATTTCAAATATAACTTTAGATAGTTATGATGTTACAACTGCTGGTACAGCAAACGCAACAGGTGATGTTGGTGGTACAACTGTAACAGCCACACAAAATAGATTATTTGATGTATTACAACTACAAATAGGTAATGTTATACATCCAGGCACAACTTTATCATCAACGTTGAGAACAACAACTGGTAAATCTATTCACGGTTCTGAAACACCATTTAGTTTACAAGGTGCTAGTTCAGCTGAACCTGTTGTTATAGGAGATAATTTATATTTTGATAATCCAAGAATGGTTGCAAGTGACATTAACCAAACAAATCAACCTGTTGGAGCAAAATCTTTAGTGGTTAATTTAACTATAAGTTCAACAAACACTAAATTGTCTCCAGTAATTGACTTAAAACGAATTAACGCTTTTGCGATTTCAAATAGATTAAATAATCCAACTGTATCGTTTACAGATACATTTACTGGTGATGGTTCAACAACGTTGTTTACGTTATCAGGTACACCAACAAGTGTACATTTATTATCAGTTAAAAAAGATGGTAAAAAATTACAACCAGTTGATGACTTTACAGTTTCAGGAACAGATTTAACTTTAGACTCTGCACCTGCAAGTGGTTCAAAAGTAATAGTTAAACTTTCAAACGTAGTTGACTATGAAGATGATACTGCTGTAGAAGGCGGCTCATCTGCTGGTGCATATATTACAAAATCAATCAATCTTGCAAATCCATCAACAGCATTAGATGTAAGATTAGCGGCTAGTGTAAGGTCAACATCATCAATTAAATGTTACTTCAGATTATCAGGTGGTGAAGAAACAAGAAGAATTGAAGATATACCATTTACACCATTTAACACAGATGGTTCTTCAGATGTATCAGTAGATCCATCTAATGGTGAAGCTGTTATAGATTTAGATTTCAAAGATTATCAATTTAGTGCAAGTGCGTTACCAGAATTTACATCTTTCCAAATTAAAGTTGTCTTTAATGGTACTGTATCGGCTTTACCTGCACGATTAAAAGATTTAAGGGCAATAGCATTGGCGGTATAATATGACTAAATTAAAAGTAGAGGGTCACAGTCATTTAGTTAGAGATTTAGGTAGTAATGCAATTGTTAATACAAATACAACAGAATTTTCTTCTTATATGAAAAGACATAAAATGAGAGAAAAAAATAATGATATGTTAAGAGATACTGTAAAGGAAATAAATACTTTAAAGTCTGAATTATTTGAAATTAAAAAAATGTTAAAAGAGGTAATAGATAAGTAAAATGTCAATTAGATCAGTAGCAACATCCGACACACTAGAAACGTTTAGAACAACGTTTAACACTTTAGGTACAGATGTAGGTAGTCTTAATAGTCTAAATACAACTGATAAATCATCTATTGTAGCGGCCGTCAATGAGGCATTAGGTGCCACAAGTACATTTACATTGAGAGATTCAACCTCTTCAACACAAACAATAACTGGTAATGATGTTTTGAACGTAATAGGAAGTTCTAATATAACAGCAAGTGTTAGTGCTACTGACACATTGACTATTTCTTTAGACTCAACTATTACAGGTATAACGAGTTTAGACTCTGCCGCTATTACAATTAATAGTGTTAGTGTTGCAACTCAACCTTTTGCAATTGCTCAAGCAATCGCTCTAGGATAAAATAAATATAAATATAATTATTTAAACTTTTGGAATAAATATAAATAATCTTAAAACAAAAGTATAAATAATAACAGTAGAAGGTTAATAAAAATGGCTAACGATTTTAAAAGACAAGTTAAAGCAGATGTGGGAACAAACACAGGTGCTTCAGCTGATGCTGTTTACACAGTACCAGCAGGCGCTGGTTCTTCAGCATTAGAATCAATCGTTATCGGCATTTCAGTCTGTAATAAAAACGCTTCCGAAAGAACAGTTGGATTATTTTTAGATAACTATGACGCAACCAATGATGGTTACATAGTTAAAAATTTAAAAGTTCCAGGAAACACTACAGTAGAAATAATGCAAGGTAACAAATTTGTTCTTATGAACAATGGTACAACAGGTGATGTATTGAGAGCAGAGGCTTCTGCTGGTTCATCAATAGACGTAATCGCTTCTGTACTAGAAGATGTGTAATAGTTTTATAACTTTACTACACAAAACTTTAAACGGAATTAACAATGGTAAGATACATACAAGGTAAAGACCGACCAACTGAAATAAATGTAAGAACAGGTACAGGTGATGGTTCTACTACAGATTTTACAGTTACTCAAAATCAAACTGTAGATAAAGTAATAGTAACTATAAATGGTCTTGTTCAAAAACCGACTACTGATTACACTATTTCAGGTACAACTTTAACATTCGGAACAGCTCCAGAAGCTGCAGATTCAATAGTGATAAGAGAGTTACCAATTTAAGGAATAACAGATGGCAAAAATTAAACAATCAAATTTAGACACTTCAGTAATTACTGGTCATACCGAACTAAATCAAACTGCTGCAGCTGACGATGTTTTTTTAGTTTACGATACAAATGCCGATAGACTTAAAAAAATTCAAAAATCAAATATTATTTCACTTTCATATTCAAGTGGTACTGCTACTGGTGATGGTTCAACAACCACATTTACTATAAATAGTGGTAGATCAGTAAGTGATATTTTTGTTGATGTTAACGGTATTCTTTTAACACCAACTACAGATTATACAATCTCTGGAACTGACTTAACATTCCAGACTGCTCCATCAAATGGTGCAGAAATAACAATAAGGTATTTACCGATATAATAAATAGAGATAGAGGATAGAAAATGGGAATTATAAAAAGAAATCGAGGAAATTCAAAAGGTGCTCTTTCTTGGCAACCTGTTATAACTGCTGACGGATCAACTGTAACAACAGCTGTCGCTGGACAAGGTTATTTTGTTGACACAACATCATTTGCTCACACAGTTACGTTTCCTGCTTCTCCAAAAGTTGGAGATCAAATTGCTATAGCTGACTATGCTAGTACAGCAAGCACAAATAACATATCAGTAAATCCAAACGGTAAAAAGATTTTAGGTAGAACAACTACACAGTTGATGAGAAGTGATAAACAATCTATCATTTACACATATTCAGGTGAAACAAGAGGATGGTTATTATCATCTGCTACATTTGAAGGTGAACTAGGTGTTATTGGAGGTCCAGGTGCCCCAACAATTACAGGTGTATCACTAAATGGTGCAACTGCTGTTAATATTACTTTTACAGCACCTGCTGATGATGGTGGTTCACCAGTTACTTCATATAGTGCTGTTTCATCACCTGCAGGTGGTACAGGAACACTTGCTGAAGACGGTTCTACAAGAACAATATCAGTTACAGGTTTAACTATTAACACATCATATACATTTACAATGACTGCTACAAACGCAATTGCTTCATCAGCTAATTCAAATACAAGTGGCGGTGTTACAACACCAAATGCACAACTAATGGCCGCTTCAGGTGGGTCAGAAGCAACATCTGGTGATTTCAAAATTCATACTTTTACTGCTGACGGATGCTTTACAGTTAATGCCGAGGGTGTTCAAGCAGGATGCTGTGGTGGTCCAAATAAAGTTGACTATTTCGTACTTGGTGGCGGTGGTTCTGCTGACATTGGTCCGTTTACTACTAACTCTGCTGGAGGCGGAGGTGGTGGTGGTTTCCGAGAAGGTAAATCAGGCGAGGCAGGTTGTTGGACTGCAAGTCCATTAAATTCAAGTACTGGTGTTGCAACACCAGGTGGTAATTTTCCTATATCTGTAGGTGGAGGAGGCGCTCCAGGAACATCTTCTCCAGGTTCACCATCAATTTTTTACACAATAACTTCTGCTGGTGGTGGAGGTTATAATCAGGCTGGAGGATCAGCTGGAGGTGCAAACTCTGGTGGTCCTGGTGGTCCTAGTTATATTAGAGCAGGTAATACACCACCTGTAAGTCCACCTCAAGGTAATCCATCGGGTGCTTCATCAGGAGGAATTCCTGGATGTGGTCACACTGCTGGAGGCGGTGGTGGTGCAGGAGGTGCTGGTTCTGGTAGTACAGGCGGTGCTGCTCTTGCTTCAGCAATTACTGGAACTTCAACACAATACGCTGGTGGAGGCGGAGGCGGCGGAGGCTGGCAAGGCCCTGGTCCTGGTCCTGGTGGCGGTGCTACTGCAGGTCCTGGTGGTGGAAACCAAAATGCTTCAGCTAATACTGGTTCTGGCGGAGGCGGTGCTCCGACAACGGGTAACGGTGGTACTGGTGGTAGTGGAATAGTAATTTTAAGATATAAGTATCAATAAGGGAGATAATAATTAAATGGCACATTTTGCAAAAATAGGAATGAACGGAAAAGTTTTAAATGTTCACGTTGTTAAAGATTCTGATTGCTTAAATGCTGACGGAATAGAAGACGAAGCAGTAGGCCAAGAGTTTTTAGAAAGACTACACGGATGGCCTAGAGAAATGTGGGTTAAAACTTCTATAGGTACAAAAATGGGTAAGCATTATACTTATAATGAAGATGGAACTAAAAGTTTATCCGCTGATCAAACAAAAGCATTCAGACTTAATTATGCAGGTATTGGAATGATATGGGATGACGTAAGACAAATTTTTGTTGAGTCTCAACCACTTGGTTATTCAACTTGGGTTTTAAATTACGATACAGGTAGATATGAACCACCTGCTGGAAAAACAAGACCAACTGTTGCACAAGTACGAGGTGCTGGACCTGGCGGTGAAGATATTAACTGTGTTTGGGATGATACAAATGCGAGATGGGCTGGTACAGGTCAAGTAGATAGAGAAACACTTACTCATTATTGGGATAACGACACAGAAACTTGGGTTGCTCTTTAATAATTATTTTATATAAATTTTTTTATATTATTTTAAATGACTAGATTATCAAACCTTTCAAAACACATACTTAGCGAGTCTTTTGTTATTGACACGTTTGTTGATAGCGCTTCAAAAGTAAAATTCAATACCGTAGGTCAACACATTTTATCGTACTATAAAGAACAAAATAGATATGCCGATAATCAATATTGGTATATGAACGAATACTATAAAATTGGTTGGCACAAACATATTCAATGGATACAAGAATGGATAACTGATCATTATAGACTTCAACATAATAGAAACGTAGTTCCTGCAAACAAAGATCCAATTAGAGGTATTATTTTAGAATATGGTGATAGTATTAATACACACCATAATGTTAAAGATTGGCATTTAGCAGATTCACCAGATGTAGATGTTTTATTACCTTTATTCGTAAATGAAGATGAACCAAGTAGTTTAATTTTTGAATATGATGATGGAAGACATAGACATAAAAGAATAGATTATAAATTAACAAAAAATAGAATTTATATGTTTTCTTCACATTTAAATAGATATATTACTCCTAACATACACAAAGAATTTATGGTGTGTTTATCTTTACATTTTCAATATATGGATATGCAATAAATTAATTATATATAGCACTATGAAGATAACTATATTAGGTGCTGGTAATGCTGGTTGCGTTTCGTTATTACATTTTTATTATTATCAAAACTTTATAAACGAAAAATTAGAATTAGAATTAATCTACGATAAAAATATTGATCCTGTTCCTGTGGGACAAGGAACAAATTTAGTAGTATCTGAGCTTGTCTATAGAAGTTTAGGAATTAATATTTTATCTGAAAAATCATTTTCATTTACAGTTAAACACGGAATACTCTATGAAAATTGGGGTAAGAAACAAAAAAACTTTTATCATATGTTTCCTTTTGGTCAATATGCTTATCATCAAAATCCTGCTGAATTTCAAAAATTTGTTTTAGATAATGTTAAAAATGTTAAAATAACAGACACAGGATTAAAAAATTATAATGACATTGATAGTGACTTTATAGTTGATTGTACAGGTACACCAAAAGATTTTAAAAATTATGAAACTTTAGTAAATCCATTAAATTATGTTTTATTAGGAAGTTTACCATATGATAGTTATGAATATACAAAAACAACAGCTACACCTGATGGCTGGTGTTTTCAAATACCTTTGAAAGATAGAGTTTCATTAGGTTACAACTTTAATTCTAAAATTACTTCAATAGATCAAGCAGAAAAAAATTTTAAAGATATATTTGGTGTACAAAAAGTAAACCAACATTTTTCTTTTAATCAATATCTTGCTAAAGAACCTATATCAGATAATGGTAGAGTTTGTTTTAATGGTAATAAACTTTTCTTTTTAGAACCATTAGAAGCAACTGCTATTTCTTCATATGTTGAAGTTTGTAGAAGTCTGTTTGATTGGTTATTTTTAGGTAAATATAATAAACAACAAGCAAATGACAGTATAAAAAATTATATGTACAAAATTCAAAATTTTATTTTACTTCATTATGCTACAGGTTCAATCTATAATACAAATTTTTGGTCATATGCAAAAGAATTATACAATAATAACAAAAATGAAGATATGTTAAATTTTTTAGAATTAAGTAAAAATTATTCAGAAAATGCAGGTAGAAACCCAGGATATAGTAAACAATATGCACAATGGCCAACTTGGGGTGTTAAAATGTGGCACGATTACGTAAATTAACATAAATATAAACATAAATATAACAAAGGGTGAATAAATTATGAGTGAAACAACTAAAAAACAAGTAACAATTGATGGTAAAGATTACGATTTTGACTCATTACCATTGGATATAAGAAATTCTATTATTGCTAGACAAGAAATACAAACATCAAAAGCTAGACACGAAGTAGAATTAGAAAAAATTACAGTATTGACTGATTATTATAATAAAAAAATAAAAGAAGGAATAGATAAAATTAATGGCAGCGATAGCAAATCTGATAATTGATCAAGGTGCTACTTTTAGTACAGACATAACTGTTAAAGATGTAAATGGTGACGCATTTAATTTAACTGGTTATACTGCTGGTGCAGCGATGGCTAAAGGTTATCAAGCAACTCAAACAAGACAAATAATTACAGCAACTGTAAATGCTGATCCTACCACAGGCATTGTTACACTTTCACTTACTGCTGATCAAACTTTACAATTAGACGCACCTGCCAGGTACGTTTATGATGTGGAAATAACAAATACTGCCGATAGTACAATTACTCGTGTGATTGAAGGTATAATTACAGTTACACCTAACGTTTTAAATACTCCTTAATAATATTTCTTTTTTTATATAGTACACTATTTTTATAAATATATTATAAATAATAAGAGAGAGATTAATGGCAATAACAGCAAGAATTAATAAAAATAATGCAGGTGCTCAACAAGTATCAGTAACAGTACCTAGTGTTTCTGCTAGTCAAAAACTACGTCTTTTATCAGATGTAAATGCCTCTACTCTTACTGACGGTGCTTTAATTCAATATGATGCTTCAACAGACAAGTTTATAACAAGAAACGAATTAGAAACTACCACAGGAACTTTAAAGTTTAATGGCGGTAACTTTTAGGAGAATTTAAATGGCAACAGTAATACAGATTAAACGTTCAGGTGTCGCAGGATCGCCGTCTGAACTAGCCCAAGGGGAACTCGCCTATTCATATTTAGCAGATAATGGATCAAATGGTGGTGATAGGCTTTACATTGGTACAGGAACAGAAACAGAGGGTGTAGCAGCCGATATAGAAGTAATTGGTGGTGTATATTTTACAAGTAAATTAGACCACACACCAGGTACACTCACAGCTTCATCAGCTCTAATAACAGATTCAAACAACGCAATTAACACACTTAACGTAGGTAATTCTACAACAGTTGGTGGAACAATTAAATTTAATGAAGGAACTAATAATGGTGCACATTTTGTTGCCTTAAAAGCACCTAATAGTGTTGCTTCAGATATTACATATACTCTACCAGGTAGTGATGGATCAAACGGCCATATTTTAACTACTGATGGTTCTGGTAATTTAACTTTTCAAGCTCCTGCTTCAAGTTCATTTACACTTTCTGCTGACAGTGGTTCCAACGATACTTTTTCGACTGGTGCAACGTTAACATTTACTGGCGGTACAGGTATTGATACATCAGTTAGTGATGACGCTATAACAATTGCTATTTCTAATAGTGGTGTTGACACTACTCAATTGGCAGATAGTGCTGTTACAACTGCTAAAATTAATGATAATGCTGTTACAGTTGCTAAATTGGCAACAACATTAGATTTATCTTCTAATACTGTAACTTTACCAAGTACATTTGTAACTACAACAGGCACTCAAACATTATCAAACAAAACTTTAACAGCACCTAAAATTGCTGACGCAGGATTTATTGCTGACGCAAATGGTAACGAACAAATTATCTTTAATACAACGGCTTCTGCTGTTAACCAATTTGAAGTTTCAAATGCTGACGCTGGTAACGGTGTTACAATTGCTTCATCTGGTTCTGATACAAACATTGATATTATATTAGACCCTAAAGGTTCTGGTACAGTTGATGTTAATTCAAGTAGAATTACAAACGTTTCTGATCCAAGTTCAGCACAAGACGCTGCTACAAAAGCATACGTTGATGGTGTTGCAAACGGATTAGATGTAAAAGAATCAGTTTCACTTGCTTCAACAGCAAATGTTGCTGGTACTTACAATAACGGTGCAGGAACAATTACTGCTGGTTCAAATGGTGCTATATCTATTGACGGAGTAACTCCATCAGTAAGTGATAGAGTATTGTTAAAAGATCAAACTGATCCAGTTGAAAATGGTATCTATACAGTAACAACTGTTGGAGATGGTTCAACTGCTTATGTATTAACAAGAGCACCTGATGCCGATACAGCTGCAGAATTAACTGGTGGTACTTTCTTCTTTGTAGAGGCTGGTTCTACTAATGCTGACAACGGTTATGTTGCAACTCACAATGGTACACCAACATTTGGTACAACTAACATTACTTTCTCTCAATTCTCTGGTGCTGGTCAAATTAGTGCTGGGGACGCTTTAACAAAAACTGGTAATCAGTTAGATGTTGCTGTTGACGACTCAACTATTGAAGTTTCTTCAGACGCATTACAAGTTAAAGACGCTGGTATTACTGCAACTCAATTAGCAACTAATGCTGTAACAACAATTAAAATTACAGACGCAAACGTAACAGCAGCTAAACTTGCTTCTACGTTAGATTTATCTGGTAAATCAGTTACACTTGCAAACGGTGAAATTTCAAATGCCGAGTTAGCAAATAGTTCATTTACTATTAGAGATGAAAGTTCTACTTCAGACGCCATTAATCTAGGAGAAACTTTAGTAATTACTGGTGGAGAAGGTATTGATACTTCAATTTCTTCAAATACATTGACAGTAACAGCTGAATTAGCAACTACTTCAAACAAAGGTGTTGCTTCATTTAGTTCAGATAACTTTACAGTAAGCACAGGTGTTGTAACAGTTTCAGAAATAGATGGTGGAACATATAGTTAATAATTAGGAGACTATAATGGCAACTGTAATTAAATTAAAAAGAAGTGAAACGGCAAGTTCCGTACCTACAACAAGTGATTTAGCTGTAGGTGAAGTTGCTATTAACACTGCTGATCAAAAAATTTACGTTAGAGATAGTGGTGATAGTATTGTTGAGATTGCAAACGCTTCAACAACTGATTTAACAAGTGTTGGAAGTAATATTGTACCATCAACAGATGTAACATACGACTTAGGTACTTTAGTAAAATCTTTTAAAGATATATTTTTTACAAACGATTTAAAACAAAAAGTTAATATTTTTACAGCATCTGGAGGATTATCAACACCAAATACACAGTTTGCTTTTGCAGCAAATACAGAAAGAAACATATTTGCTGAAGTTTACACAAACACTGGTGGTCTTTCTACTTCAGCTGTAAGTAATACAACTTTTGATGATAACAACCCAGCATATAGGTTTTAAAAATGGCAGATAAAACACCAATAAGATTAGTATATAGTGGTTCAACTCCCACTGGTATAGCAGAATATCAATCAGGCGATACAATTCCAGTAACTTCAGGTGGTACTGGTTTATCATCTTTAGGTACTGCTGGATATTTTTTAAGAACAAATGAAGCAGGAACTGCTTTAGAATACGCTCAAGTAGTTTCAACATTATCTATCGCAGCTGATAGTGGTAGTAACGACTCTGTTTCTACAGGTGAAACTATTACCTTTTCAGGACTTTCAGGTATAACAACAACAGTATCAGATAACGAAATTTCAATTGATTTAGACGATACAGCAGTAACACCAGGTTCTTATGGTTCTGCTACATCTATTCCAACATTTACAGTTGATCAACAAGGTAGACTTACAGCGGCTGGTTCGGCTAGTGTTGCAACTACTTTAACACTTGCTGATGACAGTTCAACAAATGCTAATATTTCATTATTAACTGATACATTAACAGTATCAGGTACAACAAATGAAATCGAAACAAGTATTTCAGGTTCTACTTTAACAATAGGATTACCTAATGATGTTACCATTGGTAATGACTTAACAGTATCAAATGATTTAACAATAACAGGTAATTTAACTGTTAATGGTACAACAACAACTGTATCATCTACAAATACAACAGTAGAAGATTTATTGTTAGAATTAGGAAATGGTAGAACAGGATCGGCAACAGGTGATTCTGGTATTATTATTGAGAGAGGTGATGACAACAATGTATTTATAGGTTATGACGAATCTGAAGATGAAATTACTTTTGGTACTGGTACATTTACTGGTGCAACGACAGGTAACTTATCTTTAACAGACGCAAATATTAGAGCAAGTGGTGTTACAGCAACAGGTAATTTAGATGTTTCTGGTTCTTCAACATTAAGAGGAAATATCACTATGGGTGTTAACGCTGGTGATTCAACTGAAGATTCTATTACTGTTAATGCTAGATTTGTTTCAAATTTAGAACCTTTAACAACATTAACTTATGACTTAGGTTCTCCAAATAGAAGATGGAGAGATATTTACTTATCTGGTAATACGATTGACCTTGCAGGTGCAACTATTTCAGGTGATGGTACAGGTCAAATTCTTATATCTGCTTCTGGAGCAACTTTACCTCAAGGTTCTAAAGTAGGAGCTGATAATATTGCCTCTGCTGACGCTGTTACAGGTGCAGCAGTTAGAAATGTCAACTTATTTACACAAGAAAGTGGTTTAAGTACAGCAGCTGCAACATTTAAATTTAGTGCAGGATCGCAAGGAACTGTGTTTCAGGCAAATCAAACATTTTTATTATCAACTGGTGCTTCAAGTGCCCAGTTTACTTTATTTCAATTCTAATGAATAAATATTATAAATAGATTAAGGAGAAGAATATATGGCAGCAAAAGTACCAATAAGAACAGTATTTGATGGAGAAGGTAATGCTACAGGACTTGCAGAATTTCAGTCAGGTGAGTTTGTAGATTACACATATGGCGGAACAGGCCTTTCATCATTAGGTTCAGCGGGACAAATTTTAAAAGTTAATAGCGGTGGAACTGCTTTAGAATATGGTAATGTTGAAGCAATTTTAAACATTGATGGACTAACAGATGGTTCTGGAACAACTATAGTTGATGGAGATAAATTTGCTATATCAGATGGTGGTACAGAAAAATATGTACTTGCAAGTGATATACAAACATATATCGAAGGTTCAGCACTTAATGTCACTGGTTCTTTACAAGTTTCAGGTCAAACTGTTGCAACTCAACCATTTGCTATCGCTCAAGCTATCGCTTTAGGTTAATCGTATATTCTTATAAATATACCTAGTAACCAAAAAAGGATAAAGGATGGCTAACCCAGCAAGTAGAGAACAATTAAAACAATACGCTTTAAGAAAACTAGGTAAACCAGTCATTGAAATTAACGTAGATGATGACCAATTAGAAGATAGAATTGATGAAGCGTTGCAATATTTTGCTCAATATCACTATGATGGTGTAGAACGAGCATATCTAAAATATAAAGTTACTCAAGCTGACATTGATAGAATGAAATCACCAGAAGGTGATACTTCTACATCTGCTACTAAAAATGGTGTCACAACTACTTTTGAAGAAGCCAATAATTATATTATTGTACCTGAGTCTGTATTAGCTGTTACACGAATTTTCAATTTATCAGATAAGCATAATTTAAATCTTTTTGATGTAAGATACCAATTAAGGTTAAATGACCTTTATGATTTTTCTTCAACATCAATTATTCACTACGATATGGTAATGAGGCATTTAGATTTTTTAGATCACATACTTGTAGGAGAAAAACCAATACGTTTTAATCAATACAATAATCGTTTATATATTGATATGGATTGGAAATTTGATATACAAGCAAATGAATATTTAATTATTGAATGTTTTAGAAAACTAGATCCATCAACAATGACAGATGTTTATAATGACATATTTTTAAAAAGATATGTAACAGCACAGTTTAAAAAACAATGGGGATCAAACTTATCAAAATTTAATGGTGTAACAATGATCGGTGGAGTTACACTTAATGGTGTAGAAATCTATCAACAGGCCGAACAAGAGATTACAAAACTAGAAGATGAAATAAGAGGCACATACGAAACGCCTGTAACGTATATGATAGGATAATGAGATGCCAGTCAATCATTATTTTCAGAATGGAAACGGAATCGGAGATTCCAACGAAAAAAGATTACACGAAGATTTAATTATCGAAGGCCTAAAAATTTACGGCCACGATTGCTATTATTTACCAAGAACATTAGTTAATAAAGATTTAGTTTTAGGAGAAGATACTCTTTCTAAATTTGACGACTCTTATCTATTAGAAATGTACATAGAAACAACGGAAGGGTTTGCAGGTGAACAAGAGTTAGTTTCTAAATTTGGTTTAGAAATAAGAGAAGATACAACGTTTATGATTGCAAAAAGACGTTGGCAAAATCAAGTTGATAATTCTGCTACTCTTATTAAAGAAGGGCGTCCTAACGAAGGCGATTTAGTTTATGTTCCTTTAATGAATAGTTTTTTTGAAATACAGTTTGTTGAAGACCAAGAGCCATTCTTTCAATTAGGAAATTTACCAGTTTATAAATTAAAAGCGACTAGATTTGAATATAGTGCTGAAAGATTTGACACAGGTGTTCCTGCAATTGATGACGCTGAAACAGCATTATCTACAGACTTGTTGCAACATCAAATAACTTTAGAGAGTGGAACAGGTACTGGTAGTTTATTACTTGAGTCTACAGATACAACATTAGGTAATTACAATTTCTTTATTTTAGAAACAGATAATTTTGATCTATCAACACAAACAAGAGATTATGCTGATAATGATACTTATGAATCAGACGCTGGATTTGGCACAGTTTCAACAGATGATGATATACTAGACTTTACTGAAAGAAATCCTTTTGGTGAAGTGGATGAGGAAAGTTTATAATGTTTGGAAGAAGATTTTACCACGAATCATTGAGAAAAGTTGTTGTTGCCTTTGGTACAATTTTTAATAATATTATTATTCATAGAACAAATAGTGATGGTGACGTTGTTCAAAAAATAAAAGTACCTTTAGCATATTCACCAAAAGAAAAGTTTTTAACAAGATTAGACCAACAAGCAAATTTAGATAATAGAGAAATGGCGATTACTTTGCCTCGTATGGGTTTTGAAATATCAGGCATAAATTATGACGCCTCTCGTAAGTTACAAAGACTTGGAAAATTTAAAGCAGTTAATAGCTCAGACGCAGATAAACAATATTATCAATATAATCCTGTACCATACAATATAAGTTTTAATTTATATTCATTTACTGCTACTGCTGAAGGCGGTCTACAAATAATAGAACAAATATTGCCTTATTTTCAACCAGATTATACAGTTACAATCAATGCAATTCCTGAAATGGGAATCAAAAGAGATGTTCCTATAACATTAAATAGTGTAAATTATGAAGATTCATATGATGGTTCATTTACACAAAGAAGAGCAGTTAACTATACTATGGGATTTACTGCTAAAACATATTTGTATGGACCTATATATTCTGGTAAAATTATTAAAGAAACTCAATCAGATTTATATAGTGATATAACAACTACAGAAAAAAGAGAAGAAAGAATTGTTGTAACTCCTAATCCGACCTCAGCTAGTGCAGATGATGATTTTGGATTTACAACAACTATAAGTACATTTAACGATTCTAAAAATTATAATCCAAGTACAGACACAGATGAATAAATTATAAAACTGAAGATAAAAAGTCCCTAAATAGGATATATATTATTATGAATTTAAAAAATTATTATTGGTACTTTGAGTCAGCCTTATCACCTAAATTATGTGCTGAAATTTTAAAGTACGGAAAATCTTTTAATACCGAAACTGCTGTGACAGGTAATGTGTCAAGCAAGTATAAAGATAATCAATTACCTAGAGATGAACAAGGCAGAATAATACTAACTGCTGAAGATCAAAAAGATTTAAAGAAAAAAAGAAATTCAGATGTCACTTGGTTAGATGACAAGTGGATATATAAAGAGTTACATCCCTTTGTAGAAATAGCAAATATCAATGCAGGTTGGAATTTTCAATGGGATTATTCAGAGTCTTGTCAGTTTACAAAATATTCAACAGGTCAATATTATGGTTGGCATTGTGATAGTTGGCAAGAACCATATAAAAGACAAGACAAAGCAGATCCAACTGATGGTAAAATTAGAAAAATATCAATGACAGTTTCATTAAGCGATCCTTCAGAATACGAGGGTGGAAATTTAGAATTTGATTTTAGAAATAATACAGATTGGGATATTCAACAAAGAACAGGTTTTAAAGAATGTACTGAAATAAGACCAAAAGGTTCTATTGTAATATTTCCAAGTTTTGTTTGGCATAGAGTTAAACCTGTAACAAAAGGTACAAGGTATTCATTAGTGATGTGGACCTTAGGATGGCCTTTTAAATAGATTATATATAGGACAAAAGGAAATAGTATGACAGTTAGTGTACAAAGAGAAAGAATGCTTACAAATTATGTTTTTGAAACACCTTTGTATAGCATATATAAACCACAATGGTTAGACTCAGCAATTAAAGCAACAGATAAATTTATTGATTTATCTTATGAAAGAGCTAAAAAAGAATCATTAGTTGAACGTGAAAAATTTTTAGGTAAAAAAAACTTTGAAAAAGTAAAAGACCACGGAATGAGTTATCATTCAACTCCATTAAATGGTGTTCCTGAATTAAGAGAACTTGAAACTTACATTGGACACACATCACACAATCTTTTAGATGAATGGGGTTATGATATGTCACAATATACAATGCACTGGACAGAATTTTGGGTACAGGAGTTTTCTAAAAATGGTGGAGGACACCACGATACACACGTTCATTGGGACAATCATATATCAGGTTTTTATTTTTTAAAGTGTTCGGATGTAACATCTCGTCCTGTGTTCCACGATCCTAGACACGGTGCTATGATGACTAAATTACCATTAAAAGATAGAGATAAAAAATCTATTATGAGTGATAAACTTTATTACAGTTTTAAACCAGGTACATTAGTATTTTTTCCTGCATATGTTCCCCATCAATTTACAGTTGATGATGGTATTGAACCTTTTAGATTTATACACTTTAACTTACAAGCTGTAAGAAATATGATTTTAAAACATTATAGAGGTAATAAATGAAATCAAATTTTAAAAAAAATCATTACATAGTTATCAAAAAAGCAATATCTAAAGAATTAGCTACTTTTGTTTACAATTATTTTTTAATGAAACGACAAGTTGCTAGCACTTTTTTTGATACGAGGTATATTTCACCGTTTACAACTGAATGGGGTGTGTGGAATGATGTTCAAGTACCAAATACTTATTCTCAATATGGTGATATAGCTATGGAAACTTTGTTGCTTGCTGTTCAACCTAAAATGGAAAAAGAAACAGGTCTTAAATTAAATCCAACTTATTCTTATGCTCGTATCTACAAAAATGGCGATATATTACATAGACACAAAGATAGATTTAGTTGTGAAATTTCTACAACATTAAATTTAGGTGGTGATGAATGGCCGATATATATTGAGTCTAAAAAAAATATAGGCACACCAGATAATGGTTATCCAAGTGTCACAAACAACAAAGGTACAAAAGTTGTTTTACAACCAGGAGATATGTTAGTTTACAAAGGTAATATTTGTGAACATTGGAGAGAAGAATTTAAAGGTGAGGATTGTGCCCAAGTATTTTTACATTACAATGATGTTAAATCTAAATTTGGTGAGTCTGATAAAAATATTTTTGATACAAGACCACATTTAGGATTACCAGTTTGGTTTAAAAACTATGACTTGTTAAATAAAAGACATAAAAAATGATTAATATTGTTAACTGTGAAAATAAATTAACTGACGAAGATATAACAAATTCATTAAAATTTTTAGATGAATATGTAAAGACTAATTCTTGTTGTGATGAATTTCCTGAATGTCAACATCCTAAATCTCAAACCGATCCTAATGTATTTGAGTCAAATGATAAAAGAATAAAACCTATTAAAGAAAGTTATCTTTATTCATTAAAAGATGTTTTTAAAACAGACTTTGATATAATTAAATCTAAAACTTGGGCTTTTATACAAAAAGAAAATAAAGAATATAACTGGCATAATCACCTAGGTGATAAAATTGATGGACAACACATACCTGTTTCTGGTATAATTTATCTAAATGATTTAAATTTTGGTACTATATTTGATTTAGACAATTTTGTACTCGAAATTAAACCTAAAAAATTTCATTGGTATATTTGGCCTGGTCATTATATTCACTCACCAACACAGTTTATTTGTAATACAAATAGATATGTTATTGCAACATCAACATACCTTAGATTAAAAAACAATAAATAGTATATTATGAGTATAGATGACAAAATAAACGAGGCTCTAGGTATCACTACCGAAAGCAAACCTGTGTCAAAATCAGTAATCAAAAAAGAATATACTCCACCTGTTCCTAGAATGGAAGACAAGGATAAAGAGGATGTAGATAATGATTACAAATACAGTAGAGAAAACTATTACAATCTTATTGAAAGAGGCCAAGACGCAATACAAGGTATATTAGATATTGCAAACGAAAGTCAACATCCTCGTGCTTATGAGGTTGCTGGCAATCTTATTAAACAAGTTGCTGATACTGTAGATAAGTTACAAGACTTGCAAGGCAAACTTAAAAATTTAAAAGATGTACCAAATAAAACAAGTACAAATATTAAACAGGCCTTGTTTGTAGGTTCATCAGCGGAGTTACATAAGATACTTAAAAATAAAAATAAGGATGTACAAAGTGAAGAAGATAAAAGTTTTAAAAGCAAAAACATCACACCCGAAAAAACAGACGTTTCTGATAAGTGATTTAACATATACTAAAAAAAATCCTTATCCACATACTTTACCAGAACACGAAAGAAATAATTGGTTAAAAGATGGTATGAACGAACCTATAGAGATTATTAAACACAATATAAGTACAACTCCTAGATTTGGTGCATTAGGTGTTAGATATAAGGAAAAACAATATTCTATACATAAGGGTAGTAGTAGAGTAAATGCAGCTGTGTCTATGGGATACAATGCAATTGAAGGTATTATAATTAATGAAAATACATAAGTTTGACAAAAATAGTTTTGTTGCAGGATACTATATATCTGAAAATATTTGTGATGGTCTTATTAAAAGATTTAAAGAAGAAGATTTTAATAACAATACATTTGTAGGTACAACTGATAGTGCTACTAAAAAAATAAATCATACAAAAGGAAAAAAATCTACAGAATACACAACAAATGTTAATGATAAAGATCCTAGAATAATTAGATATGTTGAATGTTTAAAAAAATTAGTACGTTTATATAATGAAACTTATCCTACTACAACCCAAATATCAAAATATGGCCTTGTTGAAGCGTTTAATATACAATATTATAAACCGACTGAAGGATTTTATGAATGGCATTGTGAAAGTAGTGGTATTTATCCCAATTCAGCAAGAGTTTTTGCTTGGATGACATATCTAAATGATGTGGCAAATGGAGGCACAGATTTCTTATATCAAAATTTAACAGTTCCTGCTAAAAAAGGATTAACACTAATGTGGCCTGCAGGATGGACTCATACTCATAAAGGTCAGATTTCAAATGAATACGAAAAATACATTATTACAGGTTGGTTTAGTTATACAGATAAAAATTTATTTAGAGGTTTAAATAATGAATAATTTTATAGAAGATGATAATTTTTTAAAAGAATATCAAAAAGATTTCATTAACAATGTTGTTTTAAGTAGTAATTTTCCATATTTTTATTATCCATTTTCTGTAAATGGTGATGGTAATTCACATTTAACTCATATAGTTAAAAACAGACCTGAAAATAATGGTCAATGGAACAGTATTTACAAAGATCAATTTGTTGATATATTTGAAACATTTTGTAAAAAAAACAATATAACGTATAAAGAAATTTTTAGATGTGCTGTAAATGTCAGTTTTAATGTAAAAGATAAAAAATCTCCTATTCATTATGACCACGAGTTTAAGCATAGACAAATAATAATTTATTTAAATGACCCTTTAGATGGTAATTCAAATACTGTAATACTAGATAAAGAAAAGATAAATATTATAAAGGAAATAAAACCAAAAAAGTATAAAGCAATTTGTTTTGAAAATCTTCCTCACTTTATGTATTATCCACAAAAAGGTGAAAGATTTGCTTTAATTTATACTTTTATATAACAGTTATGTCAGAATCGTATTTAGGAAATCCTAACTTATTTAAAGCAAATACAAAGATTGAATATACACAAGAGCAAATACAAGAAATTGCTAAGTGTATGGAAGATCCTATTTACTTTATTAAGAATTACATTAAGATTGTAAACATAGATGATGGACTTGTACCTTTTAATATGTATGGGTTTCAGGAACGTATGGTCGATACGTTTCATAATAATAGATTTTCTATTTGTAAACTACCAAGACAGTCAGGTAAGTCAACGACAATTATCGCCTATCTATTACATCAAGTAGTATTTAATGATAATATCAATGTGGCCATTCTTGCCAACAAAAGTTCAACTGCTAGAGATTTATTAGGTCGTCTTCAACTTGCATATGAAAATCTACCTAAATGGTTACAACAAGGTGTATTAAATTGGAACAAAGGTTCACTTGAATTAGAAAATGGTTCAAAGATACTTGCCGCGGCAACATCATCATCTGCTATTCGAGGTGGTTCATTCAACATTATCTTCCTTGACGAGTTTGCGTTTATTCCTGCTAATATATCTGAACAATTTTTTAGTTCAGTTTATCCTACAATTTCATCTGGTAAATCTTCAAAGGTAATGATTGTATCTACACCTCATGGAATGAATATGTACTACAAGATTTGGAATGACGCAATACATAAACGAAACGATTATATTCCTGTAGAAGTACATTGGTCTGAAGTACCAGGACGAGATGAAAAATGGAAACAAGAAACAATCAGAAATACATCTGAAGCACAATTTGCTACCGAGTTTGAATGTGAGTTTGTAGGTTCAGTTGATACTTTAATCAATCCATCTAAAATAAGAATGTTATCTCATAACACACCTTTAGTTTCAAACGCAGGATTTGATATGTATGAACGACCAGAAAAAGGAAAAGATTATGTCATTACAGTTGACGTAGCACGAGGTACGGTAAAAGATTATTCTGCCTTTGTTGTTTTTGATGTATCTAAAATGCCATATAAAATGGTTGCAAAGTTTAGAGATAACGAAATTAAACCTATATTGTTTCCACACACTATAGAAAAAGTAGCACGACAATATAATAACGCTCATATTTGTGTTGAAGTCAATGATTTAGGACATCAAGTAGCAGACGCATTACAGTTTGAATTAGAATATACAAATCTTTTAATGTGTATGATGAAAGGCCGTGCAGGTCAAATACTTGGTGGTGGTTTTTCTAAACGAGGAACACAGTTAGGTGTTCGTATGACCAAACAAGTCAAACGTATTGGTTGTTCTAACTTAAAATCTCTACTTGAAGGCGATAAAATAATAATACAAGATTTTCATACAATACAAGAATTGTCAACCTTTGTAAGACGAGGATCATCATGGCAGGCCGAAGAGGGTGCAAATGATGATTTAGTTATGTGTTGTGTTATCTTTGCATGGATAACAAATCAACGATATTTTAAAGAAATGACAGACCAAGATGTACGTGCTAGAATGTACGAAGAACAGGCAAACGCAATAGAACAAGATATGGCACCTTTTGGATTTTTAAACGATGGATTAGAAGATGACAGTTTTCAGGATGACGCAGGAGAACGATGGACACCTGTAACTGTAAGAAAAGGAGAGATCCTGTAAAGAAATATAATATACTAAATAGTAGTGAGATTAATGATACTTATTAGCTAATAAGGAGAACAACAAATATGGCATTTCAAGTTTCACCAGGTGTTCTCGTACAAGAGAAAGACTTAACAAATGTTATTCCAGCAGTAGCAACTACTATAGGTGCTATCGCAGGACAATTCTCACAAGGACCGATGGGCGAAGTTGTGTCTATTGCTTCTGAAAAAGAATTGGTTGAAACGTTTGGTAAACCTGACTCTTCAACTTTTGAATACTTTTTTAGTGCTGCAAACTTTTTGCAATACTCAGCAAGTTTAAGAGTTGTACGAGCAATTAACACAGGAGCATTAAATTCTACTGCTAACGGTAGTGGACTTTTAATCAAAAATACTTCACACTATTCAGATGGTGATGGATCTACAGGACCTTTTAACGATGGTTCTCAATCTGTCGGCAACTGGGCTGCTAGAACAGCAGGTGCGTGGGGTAACAATATTAAAATTTCTGTTTGTCCATCATCAACAGTTTACGAAGAAACAAATAAAACAACAATCGCTTCAACAGATGCTGCTGTAGGAGATACAACAATTGATGTATCATCTGCTTCTGGTTTATCTATAGGTGATATTGTAAACTTTGGTGAGTCAGGCGGATACGAATATAGAATAACAAATATCGCAAGTACAACATTAACAATCGTAAGACATCCATCAGGAACAGGCGGATTACATACTGCTGTTGCTGCTTCTTCACAAGTTAGAAGAAGATGGCAATATTATGATTTAGTAGGCGCTGCACCAGGAACTTCAACATACGTTTCTGCAAGAGGTGGTTCTGCTGATGAATTACACATTGTAGTTATTGACGAAGACGGTGGTATCACAGGTACTGCTGGAGAAGTATTAGAAGTTTACGATTCAGTATCAAAAGCTTCAGATGCTAAAACACCACAAGGTGATGATAACTATTATGCAAATGTTGTTTATAATAAATCACAATACATTTACTGGATGGACCATGATGCTACAAGCACAACTGGTTGGGGTAATCCTGCATTAAACCAAACATTTGGAGATGGTACATTAGTAAATTCAAGTTTATCGGGTGGTGCTGATGGTTCTGCTGCTTCTATTGCAGAATTAAAAACTGCTTATGAAAACTTTGAAGATGCTGATAGTGTAGATGTAAACTTAATCATCGCTGGTAAAGGTGACTCAACTCACATTGATAACTTAATTACAATTGCTGAAAATAGAAAAGACGCAATCGTATTTGCTTCACCAGAAAGAAGTGATGTAGTTAACGTAACTAACTCTAACACTCAAACAAGTAATGTTAAATCATTCTTTAATAGTGTAAGGTCATCTTCATATGTTGTATTTGATAGTGGTTACAAATATACTTACGACAAATACAATGATGTGTTTAGATATGTTCCATTAAATGGAGATATTGCTGGATTGGCTGCAAGAACAGATTTAATTGCAGACTCTTGGTACTCACCTGCTGGTTTCAACAGAGGAGTTTTAAGAGGTGTAGTTAAACTTGCTTACAACCCAACTAAAACACAAAGAGATGAGTTATACAGAGCTAGAGTAAATCCAGTTGTAACTTTACCAGGACAGGGAACTGTACTGTTTGGAGATAAAACAGGATTGTCTAACCCTAGTGCGTTTGACAGAATCAATGTTAGAAGATTGTTTATTACTTTACAAAAAGCAATCTCAACTGCTTCTAAATTTCAACTATTTGAATTTAATGATGAGTTTACAAGAGCTCAATTTAGAAACATAGTTGAACCATTTTTAAGAGATGTACAAGGTAGAAGAGGTATCACAGACTTTTTAGTAGTATGTGACGCTTCTAATAATACTGGAGATGTCATTGATAGAAATGAATTTAGAGCTGACATTTTTGTCAAACCTAATCGTTCAATCAACTTTATACAACTACAATTCGTTGCGACAAGAACAGGTGTTGCATTTGAAGAAGTAGTAGGAGCGTAGGAGGAAAA